CTTAGTTGACCGTTGCGGAAGTCTTGCCGGCCCTCATGTCGGCGACCATCTGCGTGTAGGCGTCGGCAACGCCCTGGGCCGCGTCCCCCGCCGTGGCGAGGCCATCGCGAACCACGTTTGCGAAGGGATCGGTATTCGTTGCCTTCTTCGCCTCCTCCACCAGGATGTCGAACCGGGCATCAATGTATGCCTGGGGTTTGTCCTTCACTGCGGCGTCGCCGAGCTTGGCGACGACCGCGGCCTTGCGGATATCGGAATCGCTTAGACCGTCGGTCTTCACATCCTTGGCGACCGCCCTTGCCGTGGCGACGAGGTCGGCGCGCTCGGCGACGAGCTTGTCCAGCGCCGGGCCATCGATGATCTTGCCTTTTAGCGTATCAATCTCGGCGTCCTTCTTGGCGAGGTCCGCGTCCTTGGCGGCAAGAGCCTTGTCTTTTTCGGCGATTGCGGCGGTGTGGGCCTTTTCAACGTCGGCCAGTTTGGCCTGATGCGCCTTCTCGGTATCGTTGAACTTAGCATTGGCGTCGGCAAGCCGCGTCTGCAGCGTGCCAATCACCACGGCGCCCTGGTCGGTCACTTCAACCGGGATGCCGTCGACGGTAACCGTCTTCAGGGTCATTTCCTTCTCCTTTTCGAGACGATGGTCAGTTACGATTGGGGCGACGCCCCATGCTGCCGCACCATCTCCGATGCGGACTTTCGAGCCCGCACGGCCACGTTGCACAACGGCAACATGGTTGATGCGGATATTGCGCTGAACTGCGTCGTAGGCCTCGCCCGCGGGCGTTACACCAGCCGTGAACTCGAGATCGCAGGTATAGCCGGCAGACAGCTCCTGCTTGCCGCCCTCGATATCCTTGATGGTCGCTTCATCGCTCACCATCAGGGGAACCCGGAGGAATACGCCCTCACCCGCGACCTCGTCGCCAGTCTGCCCGACCGCGAACTTCTTCCAGTTGTCAGAAGTGACCATTTCCGGCGGATGATCGTTTGTCACCGGTCGGTGTGCGGCGCTCCTCATCGTGTCGTCCGCGAAAACTTCCGAACCAGGCCTATAGACGCGAACCATGCTCATATCGGGCTTGCCGACCTCGGGGCCGAGATAGGTCTGGATCCCAGTGCGGGCGATACGAGCGTCTGCGACAAGGTAGCCGTCATCACGCCGGCGCGCTCCCGCGACGGTTACAGCATCGGTGAAATTCATGTTATGCGGTACCTATTGTAGGGGAGATTCGAGGATGAGTAGTAGTTTCGTTAAGCGAGTTGGAATTGGCGCGTTCTTATTGTGGGTGGTTTGGGCCCTACACCCCTTGCTGGCCAAGCGCTTAATGATCCAATGGGATGCCACTACTGTCGGTCAGTGGGGCGACGCATTTGGAGGCTTGAGCTCACTATTTTCCGTACTAGCTTTCGTCGCGGTACTTTTCACTTTGAAACAGCAGCGGGAAGACTTGACTAGACAGCAGCAGCAGATTCTTAACGCCGAGCAAAATCAACATCGTCAACGGTTTGAGGACAATTTCTTCCAGTTATTGTCAGTCATTCGAGAAAATCGAAAAGATGTTCGTTTTCGGAACTCGGCAACCTTTGTGAGTGCAGGTAACAGAGGGTCGAAGGAGATGAAGGAAGGTCACCCGGCCTTCCGCGCCGCGTACGAAGAAATGCGTTATTGGGTAGGAAACGAAACCGACACTAAAGGTCCGTTGGATCGTGAGAGGCTGGCCGAACTTTACGCAGACAAGGTTCATACGAGGTATGAGAGTACTTTGGGAGCCTATTTCCGCCTCGTTTACGAAACGCTCGACAGAGTGGATCGAGACCCATACTTGAGCGACAAGGAAAAGAACGAATTCGGCAATCTGGTTCGCGGACAGATGACGAGCTTTGAGGCTGCAATCGCCGGATGCAATGCCCTCAATGATTTCGCAAAAGATTTCAACCGTCTGGTAAATCGGTTCCGGCTACTTAAGTACGCGAAAACTGGCATAGTGTATGATGAACTAATCAAGCATTATCCCCCAGAGACCTTTCAGGGAAGAGACACGAACAAGGCGCCGGTCCCGGACGTCATCGACGATTCGAGTGATGATATCGACGCTCCCGATTGACCCGAACGGGTGCTCGGTCGCTCAGTTAGTTGTTTACATAGCTTCCGCCATCGTTGGCCGCCTCCTGAAATATCTCCGGCCCGAACTCGATCGTACCGCGATACGGTTCGACCTTGTCGATATCGACGTCGCCGGGCTGATACGTGAACGTGATGTGCGGCGAGTACTGCGGATAGATCGGCTGGGCACCGATGCGCTTCAGCTCCTCGTGGCGCCATGACAGCGCGGCGGAGGCGAACTCGATCGCGATGGCGCCTTGACCGAACTGCGAAACCACACGCGGGCCGCCGGGCGGTATCAGAAGCGTGCCGTCATCGTTCCAAGCATCCTGGCCCGCTTCCATCCAGTCGACGGCCGTGGGCGAGTACATGACCGTAACGTGCAGATCGTCGGCCGACAGCGTGGTCTTGAAGCCCTGTCCCTTGGCCCAGGCAATAATGTCGGCGGCGTTCGTCACCTTCCGGCTGACATAAAGCGACTTGGGCTCCGCGTCTTGCGCTTGCTGCCGCTGCTGCTGGCCGTTCTGCTGCTGATTTTGCTGTGCAGCGGCTGCGGCGGCGATCTCTTCCTCTGTCGGTTGGTTTTCGGCAAGCGTACCGAATTTCTCTATCGCGGCTTCCAGGCCAGGCAGCGAGCCGTCCTCAACAAAAGCGTTGACCAGCGCATCGGCCAGCGCCTCGCGCGGAATGATCTCCTGCCCGCTGGCTGAACCAATAAGCTGCCGGGCCGCATCGGCCTTCGTCTTGAAGATGTCGGCCTTGTCCTTCTCGCTCATTTGCTCGAGCGGAGCCCACGCATAATAGATGGCGGGATCGCGCGCGCCGGTGGCAGATCGGATAATGCATTCATCCAGGCGAGCCATGGCCGGCGACATTTCCAGCTCCTGCATGGATTGGATGCGATCATGATAGTTTTTCATATCGCTTTCGCCCGTGGCATTCATGCCCGCCGGAGATTGACCGAGCAGACGGGTTACCGGGATATCCGCAGCCCCAGAGACGATTTGCATGAAGGCCATCAGGATATCTGTCAGACCGCCAAGCTCAGCACTCTTGCTGTCGTATTCTTCCTCGGCATCGAGGATCAGCGTGCCATTGATACCCTTGATGGTGTTCGCGAGCGTGTACCGACGGAGAACGGCGTCCTCATAGACTTTGTTGCCGATGTTCTGCGAGAAATTCGGAACCTTGATGATATCGATCTTGGCTTCGAAGATCAGCGAGGCGATGTTCCCAGCAGTCGCATCAGCGTTTTTGATCGCGTCGAGCGTCGACGTCAGAATGCTCTCCCCCCAGCCGTGGTTCAAAGCCTGCCCGATATCGTCGTCTGGTGACATAGCTCCATTGAACAGCACCAGGCGAGACGGGTGGATCTTCAACTGACGGGCATCAGCTCCACTCAGGATGAAATAGGCCGGTCGGCTGAACCATTCCGAAGCGGGATCGCGATCGATTTCAGCCGCGCTCAATTGGCGGCGGGTGAGCACGGTCAGATATCGAATGCCACCGGCGCCCATCCGTTCCGCATCGAGAGGCTGCGAAGGGTCGCTTTCGCCTGTACCTATGTAGACGGCTGCTCCGCCAAAGAGCCGCCCTTTCTTCGATGCCTCGAGAATCTTTCCCTTGACGTTCAGGCGCTTTTCTTCGGCTTCAATCTTCTGGATCTGGTCACTGGTTGCCTGCCAGTTTCGCCACTTGCGGCAGCTATCCAGTGCCGGGATATCAACGATCTTCCGCGGCAGCCACGAACCCCGATAGGCCGCAATGATCTGCTCGTCCGTTATCAGCGACTGGGCGTAAAAGGTTGTTGCCGCTTTGTCCCGATCGGTTCCCATGCGGGAAGCAAGGCTCATCAGCCCGTCACGAACGAGCGAGATCACGTTTCCCATGGGTTTCCTCAGAAATTGTCCATTGTGAAGGACGAACCCAAAGCGAGCTCGTTCAATGCATCTGCAAAGGCATCGACCTGATCGTCGAACTGCGCCGAAGGGAAAGCGCACACCTCATCCAGGAAAGCAGTGTTCCACTCTCCACGGACGAGCTTGACGTTCCCCGCTTCCGCCTGCGCCGATGCTGGCCGCGCCCGCGTAGCTTTATCGCCCGTCACAGTCGACACCTTGACGGAATAGCCGGCGAGCAGCTTGACCTTCGCCTCCGCATCCGACTTGCCAGCGGCGCCAGGATCTTGCGGCATGCGGATAGCAACCAATTGGCCATCTTGCGTTGCCGTGTTCTTCAGGTTCTGCTCGACCACGCTTGGCGACCAGCGACCGCGCCTGATGTCCTCGACATAGAAGATGCCCTTCACATAGGCCATGCGCAGCCCGACGGTCCAGTCTGGTTGCTTGCCGGGCGTTTCCTTCGATGCCGCGAAGTCCCAGGCCCTACAGCGCTTGGCGCCGGCCGGTACCGCTTCCACAATCTCGAAGTCGCCACGCTGGAACATACCGCCGGAGCGAGGCGCGGGGCGTTGCTGAAACTGGCCAGCAACGGCATAGCTGCCCATGGTCTTTTTCAGATCATCAACCTGGGCTCTACCGAACCGCTCCGGAAAGAGAAGTTCTCCTTCTTCTGTGCGCGGGTCGGTGAACCCTATTGATGTCGTGCAACGACGCGCCGGCTCGAATTCCATCGGCAGGCAGAGGTGGACGTAATCAAGGCCCTTCGCCAGGATGATTCCAGATGTGTCGCGATCATGCAGCCGCTGCATGATGACAATCTTCGCGGACTTCTCATTGTTCAGGCGCGTTGGAAGGGCTTCGGTAAACGTGAGCTCGGCTGCCAACAGTGCGGCTTCCGAATTGGCATCGTCCACCGAAAGCGGGTCATCAAGTATGACCCGATCGCCGCGCGACCCGGTCATTGACGTGAAGGCCATCGCCTCGCGAAAGCCGGTTCCGTCATTCTCGAATTTGGTCTTGGCGTTTTGGTCACTGGTTAGGACCAGAGGCCAACGCTCTTGATACCAACGGGACTGAATGAGCCGACGGCATTTCATGTTATCGCGGACAGCCAGGTCCTGCTTGTGCGAAGTCCCGAGAAAGCGAAGATCAGGCCGCTTGGCTGGACCCCATTCCCACGCCGGGAAGAGCACACCGGTCAGCAGCGACTTCATGCAGCCAGGCGGCACATTCATCAGCAAGCTCAGAATATGGCCGTCGTGAACCGCCTGAAGGTGATCGCATATCGCATCCAGCGACCAACCCCAGCGCAATTCGGTTGCCGGCTCCAGGACATGCCAGGCCCGCTTTACGAACTCCGCAAATGAACGCTGGCAAAGACGCCGCTCAATCTCCAGTTCGATTTCGTTCAGCGGCGGCAGCGAGAGTTCGATACGCTTCAAGCTCTTCGTCCGTCATTGTGGCAAGGTCGAAGGATGCTGGCTTCGGGCTCATGCTACCATCGCTCGAGGTGTGGTCATGCTTGTCGACGACATGCCCAAGGAGCTTCGCCAGATCGACCAGGGCACCCTTCTTGTCGTGAAGCTTGAACTTGATGCGCCGGACATCACGGGCATCATCGCCTCGTCCGTCCTTGAAGTCCTCGACTGTCACTTCGGACAGTGCCGCGCCTTGATCTCGCGTCAGGTTGGAGAAGTCCAGATAAGGATCGCCATCGGGACCGGCTCGCATATAGTCAAGCATGTTGGAGAAGCCGATCTTGGCCAGCTCCTCGACAATACGCTCTTTCGTGACCGCGAGCTTCTCGATGGCCTTTTCGGTGACCG